CCACGTTCTTTAAACATAACATTACCACCATAGCCACCTGCTATATAAGTAACGTCTGGCATAATAGCACTAATTAATTTAGTATCTGTTAATGCATCTGTTTGTTTTTGTTTTACTTCTTGTGCTATAACAATAACTTCTTCTATGTCTTCTGCTAATGCCCATGCTGTCCAAAGCGGAAGGGATATTATTATTGCTAGTTTAACGATATTATCGTTTAAGAATTTTTCCATGGCCTATTGTTCCTGTTGTGACTAATCTAGTCGTTATAAATATTAATTATACATTCTTTTCACTATAAGTCAAGCGGAAAAACATTATTTTCATACTTTTCTATGCCAGTGTTAATCAGTATATTTTGGTTGTGTTTAAGTATTGGCATCATATCCCAATACATCTCATGTAACTCTTCTAATGGTTTGTTGTTAAGTTCTGTTACAACGTCCATTATCATTTGAAGTTTTTTGTTACTATTTGTTTCATTATCGTAATCTTCATTCCAATAATTACTAAATGTTTTAAAGCCCCAACTTTTTAAATACTCTAATGTTCCTGAAGTAGAATATAAAATTTGAGGATGTAAATAAAGCATAGGCCTAGTTGTTTTTTCTGTAATAAACATTTCTTTATGGAACAGCCTAAAGTATTCATCTAACCCATCTTCGCAGAATTGATCGCAAAGTTGCACACATTCGCCACTTTCTGTAGTTACAGTAAAGTAACAATCATCATATATGTAACTGTAATCTCCTGTCTTATTCCAATCGGTTAATACACTTGGATCATGTTTACTATCAAATATTTTGCTGTAAACTTCTTCCCAACCGCCTTTAAGGTCAAATTGGATAGGTAGGATATCTTTTAGTTCTTGTGGAATAGGATACTGTTCTTCTATTGGATAATGCATACTTTTAAAGTAATGAAAACTAATTAGATTGTTTTCTGTATCTAGTAAGTTATTCTTCCACATGTAGTGTAAGAATGCTATCCTGTGCTGTATGCTTAAATTAGCATTTAGGCAATTAAACTTTTTTGTTCTTAAATTAGTATGTGCTTCTTTTGGAAATTTTAAAATATCAAAATACACATTATTTTTTTCATATAACCAAAGACCAAAATCAGTATGTCTTAGTTTTATTTTATCTTCGTTTGGTCTATATATAGAATGCCATGTGTTGTATGACTTTTCTAATGAGGCGGAGCCGCCATGAAAGGTAATGTTTTGTAATGGTATGCTATATTTTTTTGCAAAGTTATGTATTGCATCTGCAAACCATTTGTCGTCTACTACCCAGAGAGTACCTTCTTGTGTATATTCAAAATACACAAAAATATTATCTCTTCTTGAAGTTTGTTTACAATGCTCTTGTAAATCTGAGGTTATAGTTTCGGTAAAATTTTCAAAGTTCCTACGGCCACGTTCTTCACACTTATTAAGCCTGTAAAAGAATGTTAGTCGATCACTATGTCTTCCATTCCTGCTGTTCTCAGTCTCGTTATGTGTCCTATCTGCCATTGCTTTGTGTCTAGTCCTTTCATAATACCTAGGTACTTGTTACGCAAAAGAGAAAATTGATTTGTAAGATGTGTTAGGTCTATAACACCTTGTTCACTATCTACGAACTTTTCTGCATCTCTACTGCTAAGTGTCCTATTGTAAGATTCTAAGAATTTACGAAAAGTTATCGATCTTTCTTTACGCAATTCTATATTTAAATGTTCAAGTATCGCCTCAATCTCTTGTAATTGATTAAAGCGAAACTCGGTTGTGCCGGGTAGAGAAGCACTGGCTTTTTCCAGGCTCCCCTTTATTCTGCATTCGTATTTGGCTTCATTAAGTTCGGTTTCGTAATAAGCAATGGCGTCAACCATTTTGCTTAAATCAGAAACTACTTCATTATACCAAGTAGCCATTTATCCCCATTCCTCATCTTCAGCATCATCTTCGTCTTCTTCAAGTAAATCAAAGTGACTAACAATAGCCGCCTTCATTACTGCATCAAACTCCATGATGTGGTGTTCCACTTCAGAAACATCTATGTTATCATCAAATGTTCTAACTAATATTTCTGCAATGTTGAGTCTTTCTTTTTTGGGTATATATGCTTTAATGCTATCCCATGTTTCTAGTAACAATGCTACTTCAGGATTCATCTGCGTATTCCTCTACGGTTGGTTCAAGATCAATTGGGTCAACATCTTCTATTACTTCTTTCTGTGCAACAGGATTATGATCCCACTCATCTATAATTACCTGAAGTTTCTCATTAGTCCATGCTTTTCTGAACTCTTTGATTTCTTCACCAGTAACTGGAGAAACATAAGAAAGTTTGTTACCTACTTTAGTAACAATGCCTTTAGTTTCTAGCATTTCTAACATACCACTATAAGGATCCATTCCTGTCTCGTATGGAATCTTAATCTGCACACCTTCAAAAGGTTTGCTGTATCTTGATTTCACAACTTTACAAGCGGCTCTTATACCTTGTACTGTAGAAACTTTATTACCGTCCTCATCTTCTTTGAGTTTAAGTTTTTTAATTGCTACTACAATACTTGACGCATATATAAAACCTTGTCCTCCACTGATTTTATCATCAGGGTCAAACATATCTTGCGATGCGTATGTGTGGTTTGTTGCTACTATTCCAATTGGATATGGTGCAATCTGGTTAACGGTGTTTCTAACTAAAGACGCTAATGCCTTTGGCTTTCTACCCATATCACCCTTCATGTCACCTTTCTCAAATTGTGCTACGTCTGTTGGTGTTAATAACATTCCTAAACTATCAATAACAAACAACAACTTGGGCATGTCATCATACTCCATGTCGCCATAGTTTGCTTTGTAGTCTTTCATAAATTCACTAATTGCTTTAGCAACGTCGTCAATCATTGAAACACTAACTTTTAATAGTTTTTCAGGTGTTGTATCAACATCTAATGCTTGTAACCATTGTTCATCCAATGCATTCTCAGAGTCAAATAATACTACTTGACATCCTTTATCTTGTGCATTTTTTACAATGTTACCGGAGCATATAAACGATTTACCAGATCCTGACTCACCTGCAAACACAGTTACTTTGCCGAGGGGTACACCCCCTGCAAAGTCTCCACTAATTAAATAGTCGAGTGTGTGGTTACCAGTGCTGATCCAATCTCTAGGGTCATGGAAGCCAGCACTAATACCGGATATGCTTTTCGTGATTCCAGTTCTGAACTTTGTTAGGTCAAAAGGTTTCTGCATAATGTACTCCTTAAGACGACTGTCTGTTTCTGATCATATTTAGAATATCATCAGCCGACTTCTTACCAACGTCTTCGCTAACCTCTGCTGTCGCAGGTGCTGTTACAGGTGCAGTTTCAACAACAGGTGCTGTTGTTTCCGCTACTGCTGGTGCAGGTGCTGTTACAGGTGCCACACTCTCTGTTGCAGGCTGTGGTACTGCTGGAGCAGTTTGAGCCGGTGCAACTGTTGATTGTGTTTGGGTTCCAGATACTTTAGGAACGTCAAGTCCATAGGGTTTGTAAAACTGACCCCATTTAGCAGGATCATATAATTCCCCATCTACTGATGCTTGGAACATTTCTGCTATAGCCTGTACGCCTTCTGCGGCTGGTTTAGCGGGTAAAAAATCATTTAGAGTAAATAGCCCGTGAGTATCAATTGCGCCTAAGTTTTCTTCAGAAAGTGAGCTTTCTTTTCTTGCCCATTTACTTGTAGAATAATCTGCGTATTGACCTTTAGTGGTTTTTGATAAACGGAAATCTGTTCCTGCTACATAATCAGTTGGAAGATTTTCCATCTCTGGATCCATCAATGCTGATTTAATAATGTTAAAGATTTGAGGCCCAATGACGAAACGTCTAATTGGATTCTCTGGTGAATCTTCGTTGAGGGGATTTTCGTTTACAAAGCCTTGGAAAATGTATGAACGTTTTTTCCAATACTTTCTACCCATATCTTCAAGACTTGCGTCTTTAAACCAAGGACGAACCTCAGTCAATACAGGGCATGTATCACCCCACATTTCCATGCAAGGAACTTGAACGGTAACAGGTTTCTGTTCTCCGCCAGCCACTCCTGGGAATGTAAGTCTGATCATTTGTCGTTCTACCCAAAAGAACGTGTTATTTGGATCTGAGTCAGGTAAGAACCTAAGAACGGTGCTTGTTCCTTCGTCGATATTCCAAAAAGGGTATATTGCTTTGTCGCTTTGAGCGGGTGAACTACCAGGTTTTGATTCCATTGATTGTAGTTTTGCTCTGATTTCTGCTAAAGATGCCATGATGTTTTCTCCTATAATGTATGCCATGTGCGTAATATTTTCATATTACTTTCTTATATTAATGCCAAAATGTAATCTTGTCAACCTATTTTTGTAAATAAATTACCAAAATCACAATAATGTAACTCTCTGATTGCCCTATAGGACAATTTTTAAATTACAACTTTATTTATTAAATGCTATTAAAAATTTACTGAAAAGCGGTCCATATACTTCTCAAATGATTCCATATGAGTTATTGGTGCGCCTTGTACAGCAGGTGTACTACCTGCACTTAATAATGAACTTTTGATTGCTGTGTAATCAAAATTGCTCATACTGCCTCCACTACTAAGACGTTTACCGCAATCACGTAAGTAACCGCCTAATCTTTCGTCTGTAGCACTGAAGCCCAATTGACTAACCTGATGCCCTAATTTGGCATGAGGATTATCAAACTGTAATAATTCTGTTTCTTTAAGCATGTCAACTGCATTACTAAAGTTTTCACTTTGTATTGCTTTCATAATGTGTGATTCAAATGCTTTCTTTTTTAAATTTAGTGTTCGTAAGTTATCCATTACGTTTGCAACTTTACTATCAAAATGTGTTTCAGTAAATAGAGATTGGATGTCGGAATCATCTTCTTCTAAATTATACTTTTCTTGTGCTGAAATAGTTTCCACTGTTGTTGCGTATGTTTTTGCACCTTGTAACTTTTTAAACGTTTCTCTGATATTATTAATGTTTTCTATTGCTAAGTCAACATACTCTGCATTTGCTTCATTAACAATGTTAGATCGTCTTACATAAACAATAAACTCACGTAATCTAGTTAAGTCTTGTGCCATGTTTATTATTGATTCACCAATACTATCATACACTTCTCCGCCTTGTTGGACATGTCTAGCCATTGCTCTAGCCATTGCTAAGTTATTCTCAGGTAGTTTAAATCTTTCATCGCCCCGTTGTATAAACACATTTTGTATATTTCTACTACGTGAGCCTCTTACTTCTTCGTCTACTGCTTTTTTATGCTTTAGAACTATCTTTACGTTCTCTAAAGGTTGATAACTTGTTTTAGTTGAGCCTGATAGTTTGCCTAAACTAGCCTCCATAACGTCGTTCATATCTTTCTCCGAATTTTTTGTTGCGTCTTGCAACTCGCCTTTTGCTTTAAGTCTTCTACCAAATATATTATAATCAAAGTTCATTAAGTAATCTCTGCTTAATTCTTTTAACATTGGTCTAATTTTATGATCTGATAAGTCTTCGCTAGTATTTAAAATAACTGAATTCTTGTTAAGATCTATTCTAACTAGTATGTTTGGTTCTTCAACGACGAATCGTGTGCTTTCTTGCGGATTAATTGTACTAGAACCTTCAACATCAAACGTTTTGACTTCAAACCCAAAACCTTTTAGTAAGTTGAATACTTTTTCTGAAACTTGCTTTTTATTAGTTGCCATACAACTATTTATCTAAATTATCCCAACAGGCATCGGCCCATCGGAATCGTCATAGTCATCTTCAAACCCATTTGGTCCTAAGCCACTGTTTATTTGATCGTAAACTTGTTCTTCAAATGTACCTATGTATTGAATCATTCTAACAGCAATAACAAGAGACATCACTAAGTCATCATACTCGCCTGGTTTTGCCGCAAAACTATTTGCTCTTGAAACAAAGTTTTTAAGTTCTGATACAAGCATTTTACTTTTAAGTTTGATCTTATCTTGTTCTACTAAACGTTTAAGGAATAAACAACCTTCAATTTTACTTTTATGTGTAGTATGGAAACCTTTGCGTCCTTTCTTACCTTGTATTCGTTTAGGCTCATGTAAAAAATCACCTGGAAACGTTTCTTCACCTGTGTCTCTAATAACAACAAGTGCCGCTTCGCCAATACTATTGTTCTCTACAGACCAATATAATTGGTCACATTTGCACTCCTTAAGGTACATTAGTATGTCCAGCATTGCTTTCATTTGGCCTTCTACAGGCGTCTTATTATGACACCATTCTGCTATTTGTGTCATGCTTGAAAGTTCTAATACTTGTATTGCCGCATTATCGCCGCCAGTGCCTGAACTAGGATCTAGTGCTACAACAAACATTGAGTCTGGATCTGGTTGTTTATACCAACGTGTTTGGCCCATTCTAAGACTAGGTTCTACACCTTTTATCTCTAATAGTTTTAAAGAATCTATAAGTGTTTCGTCATATATAACAAATTCACATTCGTGTTCACGTCTAAAACGTTCTTCGCCAATTCTTCCTCTTTCTTCTGTTGCCCAAGTTGGATCTCTATCTGGGTGTTCGTCCCATTTAGCAATCATTGGCTTAAACCCGTTAACTCCTACTTCTTGTTGATTACCATGTTCATCAAACATTCTGTTTGCTTGATTCCAGATCATAGCAAAAGTATCATCATCACTGTTTGGTGTACTTGTAATAATACACTTACCACCTGTTGCTAATGTTGGGGATAATGAAGTCCAAAACTCTTTGGCTATTCTGGGTGGTACAAACGCAAACTCATCTAAGTATACTAATGAAAGTGACATACCCCTACCAGTGTTCTCTGTGGTTGTAGCACTTATAATTCTACTACCATTGTCCATAGACATAGAACCTTTATTGTATTCTGTTACACCTGCTCTAATATGATTGGGCACACTTTCATATGCATAACGTATACGTTGCATAATCTCACTAGCACCTGCTTGTTTATGAGCCGCAACTAGTATTGTACTGTCTGGCTTAAACATTGCAAACCAAAGTAAGTAACCTGCCGCTACAGTGGTTTTACCCATCTGTCTGCC